CCACGAGTAAGAGTTTCTAGATCACCCTTAACGTTAGAACCGATTACAGCGTAGTATGAACGAGCAACAGTCAACGTATCAACCTTAGTAGAACCAGTAATCATAGTGGTGTTCTTCTTACCACGGTTACGAACTAGCTTACGTACAGCCTTACGAATTAGGTCATAAGATACAGTGCTGTCTTGGTCGATTTCGTTTATGGCAGTAGCATCACCAGCGTACATTACAGTACCGGTAGACAACATATCCAATTGAAGTAAATCTTCTTGACGAGAGTTCGCTAGTTCACCTAGCTCTTCACGATAACGTACTTGAATAGCATCTTCAGAAAACAACTCTACTTCATCAGTATAGTCGATCATCTCACCATAGCGAGCCAAAGAAGTTTCCATTGTGATCTTCTGTAGCGTACGTTTGTTAATTGCACCAGCGCCTTCAGTTAAGGTGGCGTTAGCTAAGGCAGAGTTTACATCAGCAACAGAACGTGCAGATAAGAAACCTGAAGCCGCAAATTCAGCATCGTTAGGAGCACGATCATACATGTGCAAGAACTTAGAGATCTTAAAGGTTTTGCCCATTTTCTTAGGCATGGATTTACGGTCAGCGAACTGGCCATAAACGTTTACGCGGTTAGCGGCTTTAACGCCTGCGCGGTCATAAAAGTGAGTAATAGTATTAGCACCGGCTGTGCTATTAGTACCATTACCATATACATTGGTAGCCATTTTAGTGGTCCTTTATAATATAGTTATGAGGGCTAAATGCCCTCTGAAGATAAATTTACATACTGTCTTGAAGTTTTGCGTACCAATCATCAAATGAAACATCTGATTCATCAAGGTAATCAACAACATCTCGACCAGCTGCGGCATGTTTCGTAGGTGCAGCAGCTTTACGCTTGGCAGAGGCTTTAGTAGTAGCTTCACGTTGCTTAGTTTCGGCTTTAACATTAGCTAATCTAGTTTGTTCTGCTTCTTTAGCAGCTAGTGCTGTTTGTTTAGTAACCTGTGCTTCAGCTTGTTGCTTCGCATATGCTTCTTGCCCAGCAGTTTTGCTATAGTGCTGTTGAGCAGCTTCCTTATAATATTCTAGGTCTGATTTACTTGCCCCACCGAATACTTTAAGCTTTTCAGCTAGTGGTTGTAATGTTTGGTACATTCCACTCTTTACGTCGGTGTGTAACAACCTAATCATGTTAGGGTCAGCGGCCATGGTATTCCACGACTTCTCATCCCATTCCTTAGACAAAATATTATGAGTAGTTGAGTACTCAACATCTTGACTGATATCGTCAACAATATCTTTAATAGCCAAAGCACCATCGTCTCGACCATAATCCTTAGCAACGTAGGCACTATCAGCTTCTGTATCTAGTTCGAGGGTATCTGTACCTGTTCGTTTCAATACTTCTGTAATAGCTTCTTTATCACCCTTCAGCACATCAATCATTAGACTAACGTCATTGTGACTCAGCTCTGCTCCTTCAAGGGCATCAATTGTCTTACGCCAAGGTTTGATGGCTTGCATCTTTTTGGTGTAATCCATTGCTTGGCCAAAGATTTTAGGAAATTGTTCAACGATTTCATCGCTGGAAAAATCATAATCTTTACCATTAGCCTTGAACTTGTAGGACTGTGCTGGTTGCTCTGCTTCTTCTTCTTCAGTAGCGTCATCTGAACTAGGGTCTTTATCATCTTCAGAGTCCTCGTCAGGAGTCTCCTTAGTAGCGTCAAGATCGTCTTCATCTGTCACTTCATCTGTAGTAGAGTCATCGCTAGTATCATGGCCGGAATCTTCAAGATCATCTTCAAGTTGTTCTGGACCAACATCAATTTCTTCTTCAGTATTATCATCTAATACTACTTCTTCATCACTATCTGCAGTTTCTTCCGTAGAATGTTCTGTTTCATCAAGGTCTGAAGTAGCTGATTGCTCAGCTTCGTAATCTGTTTCGGGAGATTGTTCTGATGCCTGTGCTTCCTTAAAGGCTGCTTCAAGGTCATCATCTGACAAGTCCCATAAATCTTGTTCTTGCATATCCTATACCTCCTTATTATGATTAATCGTCTTCATCATCTTCTGGAGGAATAGAACCTAAATTTTCAACTGTGACAAAGAAGTCTTCAAGGCTAGAAATACCAATCAAATCTTCCATCACTGCAGACCTGTGTCCGCCTGATAC